CATTAGTTGGGTTTTGCCATCTTTGATTTGCAAGCCGAAAGCATACTGTGTACTGGTGTCAACGTCAGTCACTTTAAAAGACATGGTTGATAGGTTAGCTAATTGGCTAATTGACGCACTATTATCGTGCGACTGTCTTTGCAACTTGCCCAATGCCTGCTCAACCGTGTCGGTGCTGGCCACGTCGGCGGCAGACGCTGCCTCGGAATATCCGCTGATTACGCTTGTGCCGCCACCACCGGACGCGATAAGCGACCAATAGGCCGTATCTACACCAGGTATTTTGCCGGCGCCCGCCTGCGTGCAGATGTACGACGAGCCGCCGTAGGCTACCTTATTCCCGACGGCATATGCCTTGCCGGAGTTATACGGCTCCCACACGCTGCGGGCCTGCTCTGCTGCGGCTCTAGCTTGCTCGGCGGCTACCCTTGCTTGCTCCGCGGCTACCCTGCCGGCCTCGGCCGATGCGGCCGCGGCGATTACCCCCTCGGCCTCGCCTACAAGCGCCTCGGCCTGCGCCGCCGATACCTCAGCCGCGCTTTGAGCTGCCGACGCCTGCGTCGCCGCCGATACGGCGCTTACCTCGGCATCAAGAACCGTCTGTATCCAATCCGGCCACGGCTCCGGCGTAACGCCGTCCCAATCGGGCGAGGCCTCTGTCAGCGTCTGGATTGCCTTGCTCTTGACGATAACGTCACCGCTTGTCAAGCGTATAACCAGTTCGCCGCCGCCGGGGCTGCCCAAGTCGGTATATGTCGGCGTCCAGCAGACGGGGTTATCCGGGTTGTTGGCGACCACGATATACGCGCCGCCCATATCCGGCCGCCGAAAAGCGATGCTGACCGTCCCGTCCGGGTACTCGGCTTTCCAGTCGGTCACGTCGATTTCAAGGGTCTTGCTTTTGCTCTCACCTACCCTGCCGAGCTTTATGCCATCCGGCAGGTCGGATATGCTGTATCTGATTACCATATGACGGTAGCCTCCCTCTGCTTACAAATCCGCCGATATGTCGATGCAACAGTTTGTCGCGCTGTCTATGCGCTGAAGAATGCCCGGATGCCCCGACGTTCCGTTAGCGGACAGCGATATTAACGCACGGTCATAGGCGTTTGATGCATCACAAAAATTTACACCATTTACCGCTGCCGCGCCGCCCGGTATCAAAATCCTGAATTGCGAAGCATTTGAAATCGTCACGGTAGGGCCGGTTATCCGCTTCGGCTGATAAGTCAGAAGCGCAAGAAACTCACTACTAGACTTAAAAAGGCCGTTGCCGAATCCGCAAACCTCCAATTTGTTACCGACGCGCTCAAAATATCTCAGGCACTTGCCCAGCTCCTCCCCGTAGTCCGCAGGCGGGTCGCTGGCAAGCGTCGATACCGAGCCTAGCTCAAGCTTTACGCCCCACAAATCGACGCTTGAGCCCACGGCTGAAGGGTATATATGCACCATGAAGGATTGCCCTGCCGGCACCGTTGCCGTCACATATCCTATGCCAGTAGATATGGTTGCTGAATTATAAACGCTAAATCCAGTGCTTAAAATTCGGATACCACAAGTCCCCGATACAACCCCAACCGAAAATGTTAAAACCGTGTTCACAGTAAAAGCCAGCTCCATTCGCTGACTTATGAACCCGCACGTCATACCGCCGGACGTCGCCAGCGATAAATATCCGTTATTTACAGTCAGCGTTGCAGAAGACCCGTCAACCGTGCCGTGCAGCTTCCACCTGTCAATCGAGTAGACGCTGGACGACGCAGCCGCCGTGTAGCTTGACTGCCCGCGCTGGTTGACGGGGCTGCGGAAGTCCCAGTTGTGCAGAAGGTTCTTGTTGCCAACATATGTAAGCCTTGCGGCTACCTCCGCGCCGGTATATGGTAGGGTATATGTGCTCATGCCGCACCTCTCAGTAGTAGATTATTATTATCCCGTCGCCGCCCGCGCCGCCGGGCGAGCCGCCGCCGCCTCCGCCGGTGTACCCGTTGGTAGCCGGTGCGCCGTCGTTTACGACGCCGCCTCCGCCGCCGCCGCCGTGCCCGCCGCCGCCGCCGCAACCGTAGCTTGTGGCGGCGGCCCCGGCAATCGTTGCCGTAGCTCCGTCGCCGCCATAATAGCTATAGCTCCCCGACCAGTATGGGTTGCCGCCGTTGGCGCCAACCGCCGCGCCGCCGCCGCCGCCTAATTCAGTACTATAGCCGCCATACCACGTCTGGCCGCTAAACGTCACGTTCTCAGCCCTGTGGTAATCGCCCGCCCCGTCGCCGCCTTTGACGCCATCCGGCCCGTCAGCGCCGATGGTATAGCCAGTCTTTGGTTCGTAGTGGCCCTGCGGATAACTGCGGCCGCTATTTGATGACAGCGGCCCGAAAGTCGCGGCTGACGGTGTCGCCGCGCTCGCTCCCGGGTTCCCGGGCGCGCCGCTTGTTGGGGCTCCGCTGCCGCCGCTGCCGCCGCCGCCTCCGGCGGTCCCGCTGCCGGCACTATAAGATATTCCCGCTCCGGGCGATACGGCTAACCCGGCCTCCAGTATTTTCCCGCCAGTGCCGCCCGCGCCGCCTTCGCCGCCGGCCCCCGCCCTATCGTACCTGGGCGGTTGCGACCCGCCGGAGCCGCCCTGCCCGCCTTGACCGGGGCCGCAAACGATGACCCTGATGCGCGTCACGCCCGCCGGCACCGTCCAGGTGCCTGAGCCGGTCAATACAGCGTAGTGGCTATATACCGGTAGCAGGCTCGGCGGCGTATAGCCGACGATAAGCTCAGTCCGCGCGCGCAGCTCGCGATGCGCCAGCTCGATGTCCATGCTGCGGATTGTGACCCGTGTCATGCCGCCGCCGTACGGCATCGTCACATATACGGCGTCGCCAGGGCGCTCTGTCCCGACGATGACGTCCTGCTTAAGCACCGTGTCGCACGAGTAGTAGCTTAATAGCGCGTCGGCAATTAATTCGGCGTTAAAAGGGCTGATAAGGTGATTATCGCTTATGGCCCTTACGCTGGTTCCCGCGCCGCGCGATACGACGCGCTGCGTATGGGTGTACGTCTTGCCGGTCAGCGTGACCGTGCCGTTGGCGGATATGACGCAGTAGTTTGCACCGCTCTCGGTGATGGTGCCGCCGGTCACGGTCAGGCTGTGCATAGGCTCGCCAAACACGATGGTTGACGTGCCGACGACCGTACCGTCGTATAGCGTCCTGACCTCGTCCGACGGGTGGTAGGAGTGCTCCGTCACGCGCACCGCCGTTATCGCGCTTGACCGCTCTATTTTCCCGCCGTGGAATACGCGCTCAGGGCCTATGGTGCCGGTCGGGATAGACGATGCGGCGACTATGGCGATTTTGCCGCTGCTGTCGTCTCGGATATGAGCGCCGACCGCCATAAGCAGTTTTTGCAAGTTGTTTCGGCGCGTATCATACGGCAACCAGCCGTATACCTGCATGAGGCCGACGTCGTTGTCAAGCGTGTAAGCCGCGCTCCCCATAATCCCGGGTAGTATACTAGAGACCGTCTCGCCCGTGTATAGCCCGCCGACGTGGTAGGAGGCGTCAAGCAACTTGATTGCCGAGTTGTAGTAGAGGCGGTAGACGTTCGCCGCCTCCTGCCGTGCCTCTTGCAGATAGAGCTTTTTGAGGAGCTCGCTGCCCTGATATACAAGCCCCTCCGTGTTGCCCTCGGCCATTGGCGGCGCGCTCTCGATGGCCGATAGCGATTTGCCGTCCTGCGTTATAAGCAGGTCGTGTCCGCTCTGGTCTGACGCCAGCAGCCGAACGGGCACGGCGTTGACTGCCAGCGCTATTTGGGCCTCGTCTATGGCCAGCTCTTCCCCCACCATGCCATGCCGCAGGGTTAGCGTTGACCCTACGGCGACGTGGCCCGTATATTCCGTTCCGTCATGTATAAGTTTTATCATTTTTCTGTCAGCACCAGCTCGCTCAGGCGCACATACGTCGCACCGCCTATGATGCGCTTGCTCTCTACGTTTACCGGGTTTGCCCGGCAAAATATCGTAACGTCGGTTTGCGTCCGCTCGTCAAAGGCCGTCAAAAATACCCCCGAGGCGTCGTTGAGCAGGTTAAGCACCGTCTGTGCCTGGCTTGGGGACATGGGATTGAGCTTAAATCTGTGCTCGGCCTTGTACGCGATTATATCGTCGTGCAGCTTGCCGTCGAGGGTATACTGCGGGTTACTTCCGGTTATCTGGTTGTAGCTGACGGTATGCCCGTTGCGCTCGACAAGCCCAGATATATCGGTACCATCTATTTTTACAGTCTCGGTTATCATGCCATCACCTCACGAGGTTAACTCCGCGGATTTGCCCCTGCTCAAGCAGATAGTCATATGTCTGCCGCGCCACCGTGCGCCCGTCGATATTGACCGGCTGCTCAATGACAACCTTGTACGGAGCCGAGGCGCTCGTGTATGCCGGGGCCTTTGTACTCGTGGTCTGCTGCACCGGCCCTATGGCGCTGGCGTACTGCGCAGACGTTTTCCCGGCCGACCAGTACTCGTATTTTTTGCTGCTGCTGCCGCCGCTGCCTCCAAGCCATTTGTCGGCAATAGCCGCTATGCCAAGGGCGGCTGCAAGTCCCCCTACCAGCGCCGCAACCGCCGCAATCGGGCTAAATGCCGCTGCCGCCGCCGTGCCGAGCAGGCCGAAGGCGCTGGCCAGCGACGTAATTATCTGCACCCCTTGGAACGCGAGAAAAGCCGCTCCGAGGGTGCCGACAAGCGCGATGATTTGCGGCAGATGCTCGGCAATCTTGATAAGCCCGTTGATTATCGGTTCAAAATTGACCTTATTGATGCCTTCAATCAACTTGTCCATTAGCTGGGTTATTTTCGGCGCAAGCCTCGCCAACGCCTCGCCGAAGCGGGCCGCCAGTGTCATTTTAAGCGCTTCAAATTTGTCGCCGAGCGCATCGAGCGCCGCCACGGATTCGTTTGACATGACCGCGCCCGTGTTGTGGGCCTCTTCCGCGAGCCTTTGCATTTCCTTCGCGCCCGCGCGGAGCAGCGGGTTGAGCTCCTGCGCCGAGCGGCCGAATAGCGTCATCATGGCCGCGTCCTGCTCGGTAGCGTTCCCGAGCAACCAAGCGCGCTGAATGACGTCGAACATCACGTCGGAGGCGTTGCGGAGCTGGCCATTAGCGTCTGTAACGCTTATGGCCATTTTGTCAAATATTTCCTTAACCTCTTTGTTCCCGTCACGCGCATCGCTCATGGCCTTTGTAAGGCGGGCTTGCGAGCCGGTTATCGTGTCGAGGCTGACGCCCAGATTGTTGGCCACATACTGCCACTCTTGTATCTGCTCGGCGCTCTGGCCTGTTTTGTCGGCCATCTGCTGTATGGCGTCGGCGTTATCCAGGGCCTTATTGATGTACACCCCGATTGCTGCGGCTGCAGCTGCGGCGGCAATCGCTATTTTTTTTAGTGCCCCCTCGAGCTTCTCCTGTGCATCTTTAAAAGCCGTGGTTTTCGTCGAGGCCATGCCGAGGTTGTCGCCCATTTTGCGCGTTTCGTCGCCTGCTTCGTCGGCTTCGGCCCCCATTTTGCTGATTTGTTCCGTCGTTTCGCGGAGCTGGGCCTCCGTTTTTGCAAGTTCGGCCTCGGCATTGTTTAGCTTGATTTGCCAGTCCTGCGTTTTTGTGCTGGCCTCGCCGTACTCGTTGGCGGCGTTTTGCAAGGCTTTTTTTATGGCCTCGATTTTCTCTTTCTGCGTGAGCAGCTTACGCTCAAGCACGTCCTGCTTCGCGGTCAGGCCCTGTATGCTGTTGGAGTTGCTCCCGTACTGTGCGGACACCTTGTTGAGTTCAGACCCCAGCACGGACAGACTTTTGTTGATTTCACTGACGGCCTGTTTAAATTCCTTTTCGCCGTCAAGGGCGATGCCGGCCCCGATTGTCATTTTATTAGCCATTGTTTACCACCTCACGGTAAAAAGCTCTCGGCCGTCGTCGGCTCTTTGTACGTTCCGTTTTCTTTTAGGTGCTCGATATATAACAGGTAAAGTTTTTTTGGCGTCATTCGCCACACCTGCGGCTCCGTAAAGCCGAGCAGCGTCACACCCACATACAAGCAGCGGGCGACGGGGAATTTCTCCGTCACCCGCTGGGGGAGTTTGGGTCAGCGTCCTCCTCCGGCTCCGGCATACTGACCGTAAAAGCCGCGACGATTGCGTCGGCGGCTCTGGGTACGTCGGCCGCTGTCAGCATACGGCCTATCTGCGCCTCGGTCACGCGCTCCGGCGAGCCTGCGGCGTCGGCGGCTTCGTTAATCAGCACGGCAAGTATAGCCTTGATAGCCTTATATGCGCGGCGCTCGCCGGTCAGCAGCTCGCCAATCTGCGAGATTGATATATCGAGCCTGTCCTGTATCTCGTCAATCGCGTTAAGGTCAAACAGGAGGCCGTATTCACGGCCCCCTATGCTGACGCTCACGGGCTTGGGTCTCAAGTCGCTCATATAGGCCCTCCTTAAGCCGTCTTGACGACGATGATTTCAGTCGTCTGCGAGGCTTTCCCGGATTCGTAGGCCACAATCTTGACCTTCTTGGTTCCGGTGGACGCCATTGACACGGCGGCAGACGGCGAGCCGGAGGTAAGGTTTTGCACAAACGCGTCGTTGACGTACATCTGAATTGTGTGGCCCGCCGCCGTAGCCGTCACGGTAAAGCTTGTGCCGGTCAGGCCGCCGAAGGTGTAGTACCTGACGCTCGTCGAGAAGGCGGGTGAGAGCGTACCGCCAGTGCCGGACAGGGACAGAGCGGACAGGCCCGCCGACGGAGTGTCGGATATGCCGGCTTGGGTTTTGAGCCACGATGTGGCATCTGCCTCAAGGTTAAATACTTTGGTCTTAATCCAGACGCCGTTGTCGTCCTTCAAAATCTGCCCCTCGAGCGTCGGGCTTGTGTACTGCGTCGATTTTTCCCGCGTCTTGAGGCTGTCGGCGGGGTCACGAAACTGCACCTTGGGGTAAAAAATCGCCAGGTATTTATCGTCTGCGGTCACCCCGTAGAAGCCCACGCCGACATACGGCGCTATATCGCTGACGTTTGCGGTCATGCCGTCCTCGGGCGAAGACTGGGCGTGCCCTAGCAGCGCGGCGCGGGTGGCGTAAGTAAGGCCGTATGTGCTGATGCTTAGGGTGCCGTCGGTAAAGCGGTAATCGGACGCCTGCAGCGCCCCGTCGGCGTATATCTCGGCATTGTCAAAGTTGTACTTAGCTTCGGCCGATATTGCCTTTGCCAGCACCGCGCCGTTTGAGTACGCGCCGCCGAAATAGATGGCATACACAAAGTATTTCAAGTTTTTGGTGTTCATTTAAGCGTTTACCTCCTAGTCGTTTACGAGGCTCTCAAGCGCCGCCTCGACGTATACATGGGTATAGCCGGTTTCCTGCTCGTAGATTTCGCCGGTGCTCAAGACGTTAAAACCTGCGCCGCGAAGCAGCCACCGTATTTGCTTTTTGCCGTTTTGTGGGTTGCCTTTGGTAAAATAATTTATTCTGATGGTCGTTTCCTCGGCTATGTCCTCTCCGTCCGCCACCAGATTTGGCCGCTCATCGACGTAGTTAAGCGTCAAATACTCGTCGGGCAGCGGCGTTACCGGGCAGACGTTAGGATACACTGGCCCTAGGCTTGCCAGCGCCGATATGACAAGAGGGTTGACGTTCACCTCCCGCCCACCTCCCGGTTGAAGACCTCCTGCATCTTGTCAAGCACGGCCTGCTCGCTGTCTTTAAGCGCTTTAGTAAGCGTCGGGGTCGCCGCCTGCTTTGACGTGCCGTACTCCAAGTATGCCATTTTCGTCATGTTGTCCATGCCATTTCGGTCTTTCCCCGTCGGCCTGACCGCAGCATAATACCCGCGCTTGTTTTTGCCCGCTTTCGTCCTCTTGATGCTCGCCAGCATATCCCCGGTGTTGACGTGCTTCGCCGCCTCCCGCTTGACGCTTGCCTCAAGTATCGGTATAGCCTCGTCAATCATTTGCGGGGCCACTCTGTCCACGTCCTCAAGCCGCCCAAGCGTGCGGAGAAAGTCGGCGCTGATTTCAAAGTCAAATTTCCCCATTTCACACCGCCTTGCAGGTGAGCTCCACGGTGCCGAGGCCTTTTTGGTAGGCTCGGACAACGTCGTACTCCCGCCCGCCATATAGCACCTTGCGCTGCCCTGAGTAGTCCTCGGCGTGGACGGCAAAGACTATCTCGACCGCCACGCCTGCGGCGCTGGCCGCGTAAAATTCGGCGCGGTTGACGCTCTTGGCGTCAGCCCAAACCTCCGTATCGGTCACGGTAATCTGTGGGTAGCCGTCCGCGTCCTGCCCCGGCGTCTCGGTGCGCAGGATAATTTTATCGGAAAAATACATAGCGGTCACTCCATCGGCGTGGTGTACTCGGCGCGGCGGCGCAGCTCGTCGCGGAAATGCATATAGTCCTCGCGATTAGCCTCGGCGTCATCATTAGACAGGCCAAACTGCC